TTTGGTAAATGTAATCGCATAACTAGCGACTCCCCCAGCTCGGGGTCCTTGATTCGTTTAACAACGTATAAGTCGTTATGGTATATTCGCTTCTCGTCTACATCGCCGTCTTCGTTGGTAGTGCGTACATACACACCACCGTTTGACCCTCGCACGTAGGGCGGTGGGTACTTAGGAATTACGTGCTCTGGCTCAACTTCTTCGGCAACGTAGTTGCCTTCACTGTCTACTTCCGCTTCACGTAACCGCTTCCCCAAAACGATAGGGGATTTAATCTTGCCCCACATAGGGCATCCAACACATACGTCTGGATTGTATTCATCGAACCGTGCACATGTGTACGGCCCCTTGATTTGATCGACTTTCTTTTGTGTTTCGTCGGGATGATACTCAGGGTGGTTCTGCGACATCAGATGCACGGCTTTAGCGCCATCAGTACAGAACTTCGCAATAGATAACCCTGCTCGCCAAAGAGGTTCGCTCATGGTTTCTTGGTTCTTAACTATGTAAGCAACCTGCGCACACCCCTCTCCACGTTGTGTCTTAATAAGTATGTCTTTGAACACACTTTCTTGGTTGCCCATCAGGTTTTGCATGGTCGCGCTTAGGTCGCGTGGCACATGTTTCGCGGGAACTGGTATCGGCTCAGACCCAAGCAACTCGGAGAATGTGTCAAAATCGACAGTATCAAACCGCTCAGCTAAGCCAAAGAAGCCCACGCCCGATGGAGGATTCGTCTTGTAGTTATGTGTGTGAGGAACTCTTAACACGCGTGCCGCGTCTGCGGTCACTGCCGGATCAGCGTAAAAGTCTTGCTGATTGCACAGCCGCTTGAGCCGTTCCGCAACAGGGAACCAATCCTCATACGACACCGATTCCGACAAAAACCAATAGACATGCACACCACGTCCTGAGTTAACCATCGTCGGTTTCGGCAGTTTATTGCGTTTACAGAAACGCCGCAGGGCTACAATAGCCTGCTCTTGGGACATAAAGTCTTTGCTTGGCCCACAGTCCAGATCGAGAAAGAATGCGTTTAGTCGTTGTACGTTATCTACTTTACGTGAACCTGCTTCTTTGAACGTCGCTAGTCCGTAGTAAACATCGTATCCTTCCTCGTCAAAATTGTGGGCGGCATCGACAACGGCGTCTATTGAGTCGTAAAACTTCTGTGCTTTGCGTTCGTCAGATGACCGTGCCGCAAACACACAGTAGTAGCCCCCACTACTCAGCGCCTTCGATAAAAAAGTTTTTGTTTCCATTGGCCCACCCATTGCCTAAATCGCCACGACAGGAGGAAAGAGGTCAACCCCCTATCGTGGCGCAGTCCGATTACCTTTTGATAACGAGTTTTAGTCCTCGTCATCCCACTGGTCTATAATCGAACTTAGGTCATCGTCATCCCCTTTCGGTGCAGGGGCAGACTTTTTGACAACCTTGGTAGGCTCGTCAACAGGCTCGTCAGCTACTTCCTCAGTTTCTTCGGTAGCAAACAATGGTGCAGGTTCTGCTTTCTTTTTAGGTGCAGGTTTTGGTGGTGCAGATTTCTCTACGCCATCTGTTTGCGATACTGTCATGGTAATCGCTTTTGTCGTCTCAGGGCTATCCTTTAAGACGACCACTTGCTGTAATTCGTCTTCATCCAGTGGACGAACCGCTTTGAAAAACAGCTTGGGTACGCTTGAGTTTTCATCAAAACGCATGTTGGTAACGATTGCGACAGCAGGTGTGTTGTGTGCTGACAGGAACCGTGCGTATGCTTGCATTGGCATTTTGCCGTCTTTGGCTTCGCCGAACACAGATGTTGCAGGTAGCTGTAGCTGATACACCTTATCTAACTGCCCTTCCAACGCAACAGCAAGACGCTGTGCAAAGCGACAAGCGCGGCTCTCGCCTTGGCCTGACCCTTTAATGTTTTGTGGACAATCCATGCAACGTGAGGCTTGCCGATTTTCTGGCGCAACCTCTTTCGCAGGTTCGTTAGTATCAGATGACCAACACTTGGGTGGTGTTGGGTTAGCAGGATCATACGCCCCCTCGTAATAGGAGCGTGAGATTGGGGCCGCGTTCACGATAACCATATTCATGTTATCTTCTTTACTTACGGACACCTGTTCGCCGTTGACGAACTCTCGGAACTTACTGCCGTTAAGACTGATACGGCGGTTTTTCTCACCGCCCCCAGACCCGCTCAGCAGGTTGTTGTTTACATCTTGTAGACCCTTAAACAGGTCACTGTTTGCAAGCGCATTGTTTTCAAACAAGGTAACATCGGACATTAGTTTCTCCTTATAAGTCTTCGTCTAAGCTGTACTTAGGCTCAGCATCGTGCTCGGCATAGCCTTGCACTAACTCAACATTAGAGACAGCGGCTAATCCACCAACAGAAACGGTGGGTTTTTCGGCGTCTTTGTTTGTAAGAGCCACCGACACATCGTCGATTGAAAACCGATATGTGTTGCCTACTTTGATGTAGGTATCTTTAGGGATGTGTCCTTGACGCACCCATGCCCGTATGGTCGAAACCGATACAGAGAAGTGCTTGGACAAGTCTTCGATTGGAACAAAAGGTCCGGTCATGATTTTTTCCTCACAGAAATGATGTATTCAGAATCCACATTGAGTCCTTTAGGAACGGTATCTGGATTCTCTTCGAGGAAAGTTCGCACGTTGGTTTGGTTGAGCCGCTTTTCCAGAAACTCAGGTACACTATGCTCCATAACAAATTTGTGCATAGCTTCCCAGTCGCTAGTCCAGTAGCGCGTCTTCACCGAACGGTAGAAAATACCCTCAGAAGTCTTAACGCTCTCAAGCCCCTGCTCTTTGCAGTAGTTGAGTAACGCGGTTTTGACTTGATCCAGTTGTTGGTTCAAATCTTCTTCTTGCTTCTTAAATTCCGCAGAAAGCTGTGCCTTCTTATCACGGATTTTTAAGTACACACGTGTTAGCTTTTCGGCTAACTTTTTGTCCTCACTCATAAAGTTCTCCTAGTCGCACGACATAACTGTCGGGATGTTTACTCTACTAGCGCATGATAGGCTAGTCAAGCAATTCTTTGTAAAGATCAATCATTTTTGTGTGTACGTCTATTCTATTGTCTAATAGTGTGTAAACACGTTTCTCTACGGCTGATCCTTGTAGCTGCACGACGGTACACTTGTGATCTTGTCCTGACCTGTGAACACGTGCATTGGCTTGTGCGTAAGTCTCCAAAGAGCTTGTTGGCCCCCACCAAACAACAGTGTTAGCGGCGGTGAGCGTCACCCCATGCGCGGCGGCTTGCGGCTGTATCACCAACACTTTCGGGTTTGGGGTATTTTGGAAACGGTGAAAGATGTCCGTGCGTTTCGGTGCAGACACATCTCCACGTATGATTTCGGTGGTTATCCCATCATCCAGTAACTTACTAGCGAGGATGTCGATAGTGTGCTTGAACGGCACAAAGACAAGGACTTTCTTACTGCTTTCGTCGATAACTTCACGTAATACTTTGTAACGATTTTTGATGTCAAACTCTAATGCCTCCCCGTTGTCGGTGTAGACTGCACCAGAAGATATTTGTAGGAGTTTGCTCATGTTGATGGCGGCGTTGGGTGCCGTGATTTCTTCACCTGCGGCCTGTAAAACAAGTTTATCTTTAAGTTCCTTGTAGTATTTTTTCTGCTGGCGCGTGAGTTCTACCTCACGTTTGGTGTACACCATGTCGGGCAGGTCAAGACATTCGTCTTTGGTAAAGCGAATGGCAGGTTGCAGTGCGTTGTACACTGTCTCAGTTGCGGTTTCTTTTGCTTTCCATTTGAAGTTGGTGACTTTGTACATCACCATGTCGCGGAAAGAACCAAAGAACCGTGGCACTCCGTTAGGGTTGACCAGTTTAGCAATGCCGTACGCGTCCGTGGGGCTTTGTGCGGCGGGTGTGCCTGTCATCATCCATAGCCAAGTCTGGTCGGTTAACAGCTTGTTCAGCGTCTTCCACCGCTTGGTCTGTGCGTTCTTATAGTGTGTGGCTTCATCGACAATGATGCAGTCGAAACCACCGTTCGCAATGTCTTCGGCAACGATCTCGACACCATCGTAATTGATAATGACGTAATCAGAGCCTTGGTTAATAATCTTTTTGCGTTTGTCTTTACTACCGTAGGCCACGTCCACGGTGCGGTGCATAGCAAAACTAAACAAGTCATTACGCCATGCGCTATCCATGATCGAGAGCGGGCAGATAACTAACACACGGTTTATCTTACCTTGCGTCATAAGAAAGTCAGATGCCCAGATCGCCGATGCGGTCTTGCCAGTGCCTTGCTCGTTAAAGCAAAACGCCCTGCGGTTCATCGTTAGGAATGCGGCTGTAGTCTTTTGGTGTTCGTACGGTTTGTACTGACCAGACCATTTGTACTTCCCTTGTATTGGGGAAGGCACGTGGATGTTTAGTTTCTTTAGGGTATGCGCTTCGTCGATACCCCAGTTCACAACTACTTGATTATCTGGCAGTTCTCGACTCTTCTCGACAACTTTCGTAACTTTGTTTGGGTTTTTTAGGCGCAACAAGAGCGCCTTGTTCTCCAATATCTGCACATCATTCTCCATCGCAACGCCATACGGCGCGGTGTTAGTGTCACACTAACTTTTTTTCTTGCGGCCTTTGCTTAAAGCCCCACCTGCCGCACGGTTACGGCGGCGGCTCTGCACAGATACACCATCTTTGTTTGATCCCCCTCGGGACAATGGCTTTTTGTGCGCTATATCTTTACCCTCTCGCTTGTCGGCTTTGCCATTCTTGTTGGCGTCTTTACCTGTGCGATCCATCTTCCTACGGGCACGCTGACGTTCCATACGCGCCTTAAATTCTTTACTCCCAACAGGCTTATTCTTCTGTTTGGGGCGGTCTTTGGGGTTCTTGTACGGCATTAGTTACTCCCATTATGAGGACATACAGTTACTGGACAGTGCCGTTTGCACAATCCGTTAGGGCGTGGGTTCCAAACATCTTTGTCGGCGGCGGTCTTCATGGCGTTGTACTTGCCTTGCCATTTCACCCACAGTTCTTGTTCATCATATTCGTCATAGCTTGCTTTGATGAGGTCATTGCTGACCACAAAGACTAGCCCACCCCTAACTTTTTTGATGTCGGGGTAGTGCAGAAACACAGCTAATGCCATCAGTTCTAACTGACCTTTGTCTGCATACCGTGCGTTCTTACCAGTCTTGTAATCAATAACCCACGCAGTTTGACCCAACGTGTCGATGATTAGTAAGTCTGCAATCCCTCGAAACCATACGTCTTTATCGTAAAAACCACAGGGTTTGAGGTTCTCTGTGATCCCCATCTTCTGCTCACATAGCTTGACCCCTCGTTTGGCGTTCAGGGAATCAAGCACTGGCTGAGCGTAGGTAAACTTCTCAGGGAGTGGGGTACCATCCTTAACGTAATCTTCCGCGCTTTTGTGAAACGCATTACCGTATCGGATGGCTTCGGTCTCAACGAACGGATACTCTTTGAGTATTTTCTCGTGGTAAAACTGTTTGGGGCATTGCTCGAACGCCTTGATTTTGCTGAACGACCACGGTGCTACACTCACTCACAATCTCCGTACGATTTACCTGTTCCACTTTCACAGTCGATTGGCAGACCTTCTGCCCAGTTGGGTACCCAACGCATACATTGCTCGACATACGCCTGTGTTTCTGCGACTTCATCGTCCTTCGCACAGACAACAATCGAATCGTGAACGGTTAGCACAACGCGACATCTCTTACTAATTTGTAACATCTGCTCACCAATAATGCAACGCGCTATCGCCTGACACACGTTTTCAGTGACCTTTCCACCGTATATTCTGGTGCGTCCACGGCGTGTCTTGTAGCTGTATTCCAAACCGTTTTCGGTGTGGTCTGCTGATAAGTCGTCATAGCGCAGTGTCAAACCTGATGGCAGCTTGATACCACGTTCCGATCCCAACACTTCCAGTACGCCCGACTTACCAATCGGTATGCTGTCACCGTTGACCATGTGCTTGACCATGTTCTGACAGTTGCGCCATAACTGATTGATTTTCCAGTTGGCTTCCCGATAGATATTTATGACACGACGGGCCTCGTCCAAGTCCATATCAAACCCAAACGACTTTAGCTGTGCTTGAAACTTCACTGCTCCCATACCGTACCCTGCACCAAGGATCGTAGTCTTACCAACAAACCGCTGATCCTTCGTTACTTCATCCACAGGTACACGATAAATAGTAGACGCCATGATCTTATAGACATCTTCTTTGTTGGCGAACGCCGTAGTGAGATCGTCTTGCTCGGCAAGCCACGCGAGTACACGTGCCTCAATCTGTGCGCTATCAGCGTCAATCAACGTGTGTCCTTCTGGCGCAAGGATGCTACGCTTTAACTTCTTACCATTTGGCCCACGGCTTGGTAGGTTCTGCATGTTGATCTTGTCATCACCACCCCATCGCCCAGTGTGTGCGGCGTAGTAACGGACAGGCACAGGTAAGGTGCCACGTTTACCTATGTCGATGAACCGCTGAGTTCGTGTCTCTTCCAAGGTACTTTTGGTACCCAGACGTGCCGCGACAACGGATTGCACTCGGTCATCTTCATGGTCGGCTAACGCTTTGAAAGCCTCGTCGCTCTTGGCGAACGCGAAAGTTTCTTTACCAGTGGTCGGGCTAGTCTTCATTGGTGGACTAACACCCAAGCCTTGGAGGACCTCCGCAAACTTGGGATTAGACATGAGATCGTCTTTACACACACCTGCGTTCTCAAGGAGTTGGTCTTTCCGCTCCCTCGTATCTTCAAGATGTTGTTCAAGCAAACCGATGTCCAGTTCCAGACATGGTTCGGTAAACATCCGCAAAGTAAGATCAACGATCCTAAGTTCTTGTTTAGGAAAGCCCTTGCGCAAAAAGATATTGAATAGTTTGTGTGTTAACTCGACATCATTTATGCAGTAATCACCGTACAGGGATAACTCCTCGTCGGTGAAATCTGCTCGACGTTTACCCAAAGCATTCAGAACCTCGGTACCTTTAGCCCCGATTGCATATCTCTCAGATAACGCCCTGAGACTGCCACCAACTTCCACGCCATGAAGAGCACGGGCGATACACAAAGTATCGGTATACACGCGAGGATGAACATCAAACACCCAAGACAAAATGGCACCATCAAACATAGTGTTATGAGCAAGTACCATGCTCTTTGCCCAATCGAAGCTGTGTAAATATCGGCTGAGTTCGTCGTGGGTTCCGCTTGCCCATTCAGTTCCTTCATTGTTCACCTTAATACCTACGCCTATCACCTCAAATCGGGGATCGCGCACGTACTCCTCAGTAGTTAATTTAGACAGGGAATACTCCTTGTCGTAATAAGTTTCAAAATCTAACGTGATAAGGTCCATCACTTCACCTCTAGTAACTTCTGCATGTAGTGACCTGCTTTATCTAAGTCGTTGGCGTTCTTGGTTCGGGCAAGATACTTAATGATGTTGCCCTTCAAGAACCCAACAAACTCTTCTTTAGTCATCCACGCTTCCATTGCGACCCAAGGCTCGACGGATAAACCCACGTAGTGTTGCCCACCAACCTGTCGTAGGTTGGCGGTTCGTGGCTTTTTTGCGGTGCTTTTCGCTTCCTCCTTT